ATGACAAGGTTTCTACTGCTCCTTATGACGATCCAATTGATAGCCTTAACCGCTTTTATTGTAGACAGGACGTGTCAGTAACTGTTGACTTGTACAAGTTGTTGTCTCAAGAGTTAAGAGGTTGGGGTGAGAGCGTACAGTTGGAGCATGACGTAGCAGCTATTTTGAAAAGGCAAGAGCAGCATGGATTTAAGTTTGATAAACACAAAGGTGAGGCGCTTCTCGCTCAACTTACAGGTGAAGTTGCTGATATTGAAAGCGAATTGCAAGTTACATTTCCACCAATTATCGAAGAACGAGTTAGTGATAAAACTGGTAAACCTCTTAAAACCAAGGTAACCCCATTCAATCCCGGCAGTAGACAACAGATTGCTGAGAGGTTGGCGACATTGGGTGTTACCTTTACAGAGGAAACAGAGAAGGGAAGTACCATCATCAACGAGAAGGTGTTAGAGGGTATTGACTTACCAGAGGCAAAACTAATCGCTCGGTATCTAATGCTCCAGAAACGCATCTCGCAGGTGAGTAGCTGGTTTGACGTGGTTAAGCCTAATGGTAGGGTACACGGTAGGGTGATAACAAACGGAGCCGTGACGGGGCGTATGACGCATATTAGCCCTAACATGGCGCAAGTACCCAACAGTGGTAGTGAGTATGGTTCAGAGTGTCGTGAGTTGTGGACAGTTGAACCCGGTAACAAGTTGGTAGGTATTGACGCAAGCGGGTTGGAATTGCGTATGTTAGCCCACTATATGAAGGATGCTCGATATACAGACGAAATCCTCAATGGTGATATACATACGGCTAACCAGAAGGCGGCAGGGTTGCTCAATCGGAATACAGCAAAGACATTCATATACGCTTTCTTATATGGTGCTGGTGCTGCAAAGATTGGAGCGATTGTGGGTAGTGACGAGAAGGATGGTAGGAAACTGATGAGGCGCTTCCTACGCAACACTCCGGCACTAGGTGAGTTGAAGGATAAGGTATCTCGTTTGTACGAAAGAGACGGGTTCTTACCGGGTTTAGATGGCAGACATTTGTTAGTGCGTAGCGAACATTCAGCACTAAATACTTTGTTACAAGGAGCAGGGGCAATTTTAATGAAAAAATCCCTAGTTATCTTGAACAACAAGTTAAAGTGTGGTATAATAGACGCTAAGTTCTGTGCAAATGTGCATGACGAGTGGCAGGTAGAAGTCTCGGAAGAAGACGCAGAGCAAGTAGGGAAGATGGCAGTAGCGGCTATCGAAGAAGCGGGTGTGGCACTGGGGTTAAGGTGTCCAACAACAGGAGAATACAATGTAGGTAACAACTGGAAGGAAACACATTGAACGAGCGAGAGTTGAAAGAGTTGGCTACTGTTGTTGATGGTGCAGATTGTGCAATCATCATTACAGAGAAAGATGGCGAAGTAAGCCTAGGTTTCAGTCAACATTTGAATGAGATGGAAGTGCTAGATTTGTTAGCAGTTGTCACTTCCAAATTTTATGACATTGCCGAAGAAGACGGAAGTAATTCGGTACATTAAGGAGTTAGTATGAATACAGAAGCAGTTAAGGTCAAAGCGGAAATCATGTGGGCATTCTTGAACAAGCCCAACGAGATGAGTGGTAAGTTTCAGGTTGACCTATGTAACCTGTCAGACAAAGCCGTGGGTGCTTTGGAAGAGATGGGTATTGAGGTGAAGACGAAGGAGGGTAAGGGCGCTTATGTCACCTGCAAGAGCACCCGACCAATTGCCGCCTACGACGATGGTGGCTCTCTACTAGAGGGTGACATCCTTGGTAACGGCTCTAAGGCGGCAGCGATTATCACGCCTTACGAGTGGTCATTCAAAGGCAAGAAGGGTGTTAGCCCATCATTGCGTAAGATGGTTATCACTGAGTTAGTCCCCTACACTGGTGGTGGCGGTGGAGCGTTTGACGAAGACGACCTGCTGTAATGAAGGCTCTACTTGATGCAGATATTCTCTGTTATCGAGTAGGGTTTGCTACCGAAGACGAGCATGAGAACACCGCTATCGAAACAATGGCGGTGTTTTTAGAAGATTTGTTGATGTTTGATTTAGTGGACACCGATGACCATGAGTTGTTCCTAACAGGCAAAACAAACTTTCGTAATGAAGTCGCGGTAACAGTACCTTACAAAGGTAACAGGAAGGATGTTAAAAAGCCGAAACACCTACCTCTCCTACGGGAATATTTACAAACGGCATGGGGCGCTAGTGTTAGCGACGGACAGGAGGCAGATGATGACATTGCAATACGAGCAACCGAGTTGGGTGAGGAAAGTATCATTGTCTCAATTGATAAAGACTTTTTGCAGGTTCCCGGATGGCACTACAATTTCGTGAAGAAGGAGAAGAAGTTTGTTACCCCAGAGGAGGGCTTGCGCTTCTTCTACAAACAAATCCTTATGGGAGACGCAGCGGACAACATCAAGGGTATGCCCCGTGTTGGTGTCGTGAAATCGGAGAAGATGCTTGCGCCTTTCCAAACGGAGAAAGAGTTTTATGCGTGTTGTGTGGAGGGACTGGGCGCAGAGCGTGTACTGGAAAACGGCAAGCTCTTGTGGTTACGCAGGAAGCCCAACGAAACATGGGAGCCACCGAATGAAGTTTAAACTAGCAGGGTGTACATGGGCTGTTGTTGACACTGAGATGCCTGATCTTGGCTCGACAAACCCTGATACATGTAGAATTTTAATTAACAAGAAGTTAACAGGACAAGACCGTAACCTCACCTTTTACCATGAGTTAGTACACGCCATAATGTTTACGATGGGTGAGCGTGACCATGACGAGAGATTCGTGGAGGGGTTTGCTCAGTTGTTGCACCAGTATGAACAACAGAAAGTATAACGACGGAGAATGGACTGAGGCAAGGTTTAGGGCATTTATAATATCTGCGCTACGAGCTTATATGAAGCGATTCCCGCCTAAGTGGAAGGCTCTTAAAGACGCAGCGGTAGGTAGGCTGATTAACAAACGAAGTGGTAGGTTAGCAGAACATTATTTGTGTGCTGATTGTGGAGACTTCTTTATTGCAAGAGATGTACAAGTGGATCATATTGAACCCGTTGTATCTCCGAAGGAAGGGTTTCAAGATTGGTGGACATATATGAATAGGTTGTACTGTGAAGCAGATAACCTACAAGTGCTGTGTAAACCTTGTCACAAACAAAAGACAGCGGAAGAACGTAAAGAGAGGAAGAAGAAATGAACGTCAAGCTAATGTGGGTAACGCCTCACGCTGAAGAGATGATTGCGTACATGGCTCGTGTCTCAAACCCAGAGAATCAGAATAACATAGCGACAGCACCTAAGTTGTTACGTTACCTGATGAATAACAAGCATTGGTCACCTTTCGAGATGGTTAATGTTTGTATGGAGATTGAGGTAACACGGGACATAGCACGACAGATTATTCGTCATCGGTCTTTTAGCTTCCAAGAGTTCAGTCAGCGGTATGCGGAGGCTTTGGAGATGGAGACTAGCGAGGTGAGGTTACAGGATGATAAGAACCGACAGAACAGTCTACCTACCGAAGACCGAGAGTTACAGCGCTGGTGGGATGAGATGCAACGTAGTCTGATAGCGCAAGCTAAGGGGGTTTACGGTGCTGCTTTGAACAACGGAATAGCTAAGGAGGTTGCCCGTAAGGTTCTGCCAGAGGGGTTAACAAACAGTCGGATGTACATGAACGGGACGTTGCGGAGTTGGATGCACTATGTTGACATCCGGTGTGACGAGGCAACACAGAAGGAACACAGGGAAGTAGCAGATCAGTGTAAGGCTATTTTGACTGACTTGTTCCCTAGCATTTATGGAGATAAGAATGGAAGATAAACAGTATTACCACTTTAAGAAGAAGTGTTCACGACCAAGCGTAGAGACCACCTCAGAGTTATTCTACGTCTGTAGCGAGGATGCCCGATGGGATGATGTTATGCGACAGTTTGCTGCTTTCCTAGACTCGTGCGGCTATGTCGGCGTGTATGAGAAGGTTGACATTATGTTGGAAGAGTATTGGGACAGCGGGTTTGCTTACGGAGGCACTACCGAATGAAGATACTTGTTATTCCTGACTGCCAAGTGAAGCCGGGAGTAGCTACCGATCATCTAACGTGGGCAGGGAAGGCTATCGTGGATTACCGACCAGATGTTGTTATTAACATTGGCGACTTCGCGGATATGCCCTCCTTGTCTACGCATGATAAGGCTGGTAGTAAATACTTTGAAGGTAAGCGTTACAAGGATGACGTTAACTGTGTGAAGGTAGCCATGAAGAAGCTGTTGAAGCCTCTGCGTGATTTACAGGCAACACAGAAGGTTACAAAGCACAAGGTGTATAAACCTCGTATGGTGTTAACAATGGGTAACCATGAGAACCGTATCAACCGAGCAGTGGCTAACACGCCTATGCTGGAGGGTGTGATTTCGACTGATGACCTAGACTACAAAAAAGATTGGGATGTATATGACTTTCTTAAACCTGTTTTTATCAATGGTGTTGGTTTCTGCCACTACTTCCCTGTTGGTGCTATGGGGCGACCAGCTAGTTCTGCTAGTGTTATCGTTAATAAGCTGCACATGTCTTGTGTTGCAGGGCATCAACAAGGTAAGCAAGTTGCTTATGGCAAAAGAGCAGACGGAACCGCCATCTGTGGGATAATCGCTGGTAGCTACTACCTACACGACGAAGACTACATGGATCAACTTAGCAACACACATTGGCGTGGGTTGGTCATGTTGAACGAGGTTAAGGACGGGGCTTTCGACGAGATGTTTCTCTCTATGAATTACTTACAGAAGAAATATGCTGACGATACCTGACATTTGTGATAAACTAAAGCGTCTGGACGAGGTGACAATCTTGGAGTTGTTAGAGGTTAACAGTGAAGAGATTGTCAATCGGTTTCAGGATAGGATAGAAGACATGGCTGATTATTTAGAGGAAGTACTTGATGACAATTAAAATAAACTTAGAACGCGATAAGCTGTTCGATGCTCTCGGACTGCAACGGTTGCGTGAGAGCTACATGATGGAGGAAGAGGTTAGCCCACAGGAGAGGTTTGCGTATGTATCGGAAGCGTTCGGAAGTAACCCTGAGCATTCTCAGCGACTGTATGAGTATAGTTCTAAGCATTGGTTGTCTTATAGCACTCCCATTCTTTCTTTTGGTCGTAGTAAGCGTGGACTTCCTATTAGCTGTTTTCTTAATTACATGGAGGACAGTGCTGAAGGTCTCGTTGACAACTTATCTGAAACTAATTGGCTTAGTATGTTGGGTGGCGGTGTTGGCATACACCTTGGGATTCGTAACAGTGATGATAAATCAACTGGTGTCATGCCACACCTCAAAATGTACGATGCTTCCTCTTTGGCTTACCGACAGGGCAGAACACGTCGGGGTTCTTATGCAGCGTTTCTTGATGTAAACCATCCTGACATCATTCAGTTCTTGGAGATGCGTAAACCGACGGGTGACCAAAACCTACGGACGCTGAACCTGAACCACGGTGTTAACATAAGCGATGAGTTTATGCAGGTGATTGAGCGGTGCATGAAAGACCCAGAGGCTAACGACGATTGGGCATTAAAAAACCCCGCCAATGGCGAGGTCGTAGAAGTGGTTAGTGCTAAGGGGTTGTGGCAGAAGATGTTGGACTTACGGATGCAAACAGGTGAGCCATACTTCATCTTTATCGATACGGCTAACAGAGAGTTACCTGAGTGGTTAAAGGATAAAGGGTTGCGTATTAACGGGTCTAACCTGTGTACCGAAATCTTCCTACCCACCAGCGCTGACCGAACGGCTGTGTGCTGTTTGTCTAGTGTTAACTTGGAGTACTATGATGATTGGAAAGATAATGAGCAGTTTATCCCGGATGTTATGGAAATGTTGGACAATGTTGTCGAGTACTTCATCACTAACGCTCCTAAGCATATTAGTCGTGCTGTACGGTCTGCTACTGCCGAGCGGTCTGTTGGATTAGGTTCGTTGGGCTTCCATGCCTACTTACAGAAGAACAACATGCCTATCGACGGGGTGATGGCTAAGTTAACAAACAAAGATATTTTTGCTCATATTAACAAGGAGTGTGCTCGTGCAGATAATATTCTCGTTCTTAAAAGAGGCGCTTGCCCGGATGCAAGTGAGTTTGGCATTCAGCGTAGGTTTAGTCATCATATGGCTATCGCTCCCAATGCTTCTTCTAGTCTTATTATGGGTAACACTTCGCCATCCGTGGAGCCATATCGAGCAAATGTTTTTCGGCAGGATACCCTAAGTGGTGCGTTTGTCTACCGTAATCGCTTCTTGTCAAAACGCCTTGCTGAACTTGGCTTGGATGATGATGACACTTGGGCTTCTATTATTGCCAACGATGGTAGCGTTCAGCATTTGGGCATACCAGAGGATGTGAAGGAAGTATTTAAGACAGCAATGGAGATTGACCAGCGATGGTTAGTCGAGTTGGCAGCAGATAGACAGAAGTATATCGACCAAGGACAGAGTGTTAACCTATTCTTCCAGCCTAACACAACCATTGCCTACTTACATGCTGTACACTTCATGGCGTGGAAGATGGGGCTAAAGAGCTTGTACTACCTCCGCTCTGATAAGGTGCGTAAGGCTGACAAGGTTGGTGCTCAGGTTAAACGTCAACGTATTGAGGAGACTATTGATATGACAGCTATCGTAAATGGGGAAACATGCCTAGCTTGCGAAGGTTAACTTGGATAAGGTGGTTAGAGATAATCACCTGTCTACACATTATTGCTAACACATGGAGACAATGGGGGTAGAAAACCCATATTACAGGCGTAGTATCAAGCAAACCTCGTATGCTAAAAGGGCTTGCTGGTACTACCCTACCACTAACACCGAGGATACCGATATGAAGCCACAATTAACAGAAGAGAGAAACTCATTCAAGCCGTTCAAATACCCTTGGGCATACGACGCTTGGTTACAACATGAACAGAGCCATTGGTTACACACAGAAGTGCCAATGGGTGAGGACTTGAAGGACTACCAGAAGAAGTTAACCAAGTCGGAGAAAGACTTCCTAACCAAAATCCTACGCTTCTTTGTGCAGGGTGACCTAGACATTGGTGACGGGTACTACACCCACTACCTACCAGTGTTTAAACAGCCGGAAGTGCGGATGATGATGTCAGGTTTTGCTGGTCGTGAGGCTTTACATGTAGCTGCCTATGCCCACCTGATTGAGACGCTGGGGCTGCCTGAGAGCACCTACAACGAGTTTATGCAGTATGGTGAGATGGTAGAGAAGCATGAGTACTATCAGACGCTTGGTGACGCTCCTATGGCTGAGAAGATTGCCACTATCAGCGCCTTTGGTGAGGGTATGCAATTGTTCTCCTCGTTTGTCATGTTGCTCAATTTCGCTCGTAACGGTAAGCTAAAGGGCTTGGGTCAGATCATCGCATGGTCAATCGTGGATGAGACACAACACGCTGAGGGTATGATTAAGGTCTATCGTGACTGGGTGAAACAGAACCCAGAAGAGAGCAGTAGTGACCGCATCAAGGAGATTGCTCAGGAGATGGTAGCGCTAGAGGATAAGTTCATTGACCTTGCCTTTGGTATGTTTGAAGTAGAAGGGTTACGCGCTGATGACGTTAAGCAGTACATTCGCTACATCGCTGACCGTCGCTTGATTAGCATGGGTATGAAGGGTGTGTTTAAGGTGAAGAAGAATCCTCTGCCTTGGGTGGATGGTATGTTAGGCGTAAGCCACACCAACTTCTTTGAACAACGGGTAACAGATTATTCCAAAGGAGCCACTAACGGCACTTGGGATGACGTATGGGGTAAGGCAGCTTAATGGTAACAAGAAAAAAGACAACAGACGCTGACACTAAACCGCAACATGGGTTGAAGATGCGTCTGGATGATATGTTAACAATCAGTCCTAAGACAGAGAAGCAGAAGGAGTTCTTTGATGCCTACCAACAGGGTCATTACTTCTGTGCGCTGTCTGGGGTAGCTGGTACGGGTAAGACCTACATTGCTTTCTACAAGGCGCTTGAGGAGGTTATGGACAAGTCTAACCCCTATGCCAAGCTTGTTATCATCCGTAGCAGTGTGCAGAGTAGGGAGATGGGTCACCTACCGGGAGATGCAGAAGAGAAGATGAACCAGTTTACTGAGCCGTACAAACAGATAGCGGCTGAACTGTTCAAACGCAAAGACGCATGGGATAGGTTGGTCGAGCAAGGGTATGTGGAGTTCCTCTCTACCTCGTTTATTCGGGGTACGACGTTTAACAATGCTATTGTTATTCTGGATGAGAGTCAAAACTGTACAATGCACGAGCTAGATACCATCATCACCCGTATTGGTCACACGTCTAAGTTCTTC